CTGTGACCCACCGTTACTATACACTCACTACACGCTACACACAAGCATTACCATCAGTCTCTTTACCGACCACCACTGGTTCCTGTTCAAACGACAAAAGCCATTGACGGAGAGCATCACCTGTAGGTGTTTTCGGAGGCCATTTAACAAATTTAAGAAGAGCTTTCCGATCAGTAAATAGTCTCGATGTTTTACCAGACCAGCAGGTATAGACATATGGTGGTCCTTCATGTTGTTTAGTACGTTCAACTGAAAGCTGACCAGCTACAAAGCGTTCTGATTTCATATCTAAGTAAATGATAAATGAATAATTAGATGTATTCCTACATTAAATATATTTAGTATGTTAAAGAAGATACAGTCTTCTTAGCTGACTACTGACTACCTAGAATTCGTACCCAATCACTCCGTTCACTTCGTTCACTACGTTCTTGGACTCATTGACTCTGCATTTTTAATAAGGACAACGTTTACCTACTAACGGAGGACCACCTAAAACTCGTTACCAATCACTTCGTCGCTTCGCTCCTTGTTCTTGGACTCGTGTCTTTATATCTAGTCAATTTGTTGTCTCACTAAAAAACAGGAGGAAAGTCCACCCTCTCTCCCCCCGTATTGTTCCGCCCTTGGAATTTCCCTTGATATGACTGGTGTCTTATAATGAGTCTCAAGGTTGTCTCATTCCATGTTATTTAGGACTTTCATGACCTGTTTAAGCTTGTCATCATCGATGTCAGAGCCAATAATTTTAATCAATTCATTTTTAGCTGAATTAAGCTTTTGTCTGGCTTTTTGAAGACGTTTTTGGTATTCTTCAGTACAAGTATGATCCTTAAAGCACTCAGCGATAATTTTTGACATACTGGAATGTTCAGCTTTGGCTAACTCTTCGACCTGATCAGCGTGTTCGCTGTCTAGGAGCACTTGAATTCGCTTGGTGCTGTCGGCCACTGTTGCATTTAATTCATTGCTACTTGGATAGGGTACACCCCTATAGGTGAGAACGGTGTGCAAGTTGGTACCAAAGGGGTCTTTTTATTAAGGTACACTACTCACTACACCCACTTGTGTATCGGTCCAGACCTTTTATGCAGTCGCGCCTGCTGACGTTGCTTTAAGTCAAAACCCATGACCATATGTGACGCAGCTTGTTCAGGGTCATCGTTCCAAGCCTGTTGAAGGTCATTCCAGTCGTCCAACTGTCTCAGTGTCATCTGTTCTTGAGCAGATATGGAGAGACAATCCGTATAATATTTAACACCTTGAGCTAGACAGTCGAGACGGTCGTCATGTTTGACGGCACCTTTTTCTCGACACATCCGACTCATTTGATAAAAAAGCATATAGAGGAGTCGTTCTTCGGGTGCTGCGTCTTGGTTGGATCTGAAGTCCCAATCGACCACAGAACGGTCCACGATAAGACGATGCTGATTAAGAACAGGTTCCAGGGAGTCAATAATGCGGTCTTCTTTTCTGACATTGGCACGTACCTCTTCGATGTCTATATTTTGTTTGTTATTAATCAAATGTTTACGAAATAGTTCAGAGACGATACCATCGCCAAAGTTAGTTTCAATTACAAGTTTAGTAACGTTGTATTTTTTACAACCTTTTAGAATACTGAGTAATGTTGTATCACTGTACCCATCTTTATAAGCTTGCATTTCGTGTAAGTACAGGAAACCGTTTCGTTGTGAGATAAAAGCTGCTGCTGTTTCATCTGAACCACGACCGGATGGATCAACTGAGCAGATTGTTTCGGAGTATGGACCCCATTCGCCTTGGAGTTGTACTGGAGAGTAAAAATAATCTCCAGGTAAACCAACAGTGGGGGCGTTTTTAATGATGTTGGAGGGGTCTGACGACCATATGACAGCTTCGGGGCAAGACTCAGGATTAACAGCCGTAACAATGAGATCAGCCATTTTAAGAGGGAACTTTTCTGCATCACTAAGGGAGGTATCGAGCATGAACTGGAGCATGAAGTTGCTCCGACCCATGGCAGCTTCACGTTCCACCAGGTCTTCTTCGTCGAAGCGTTCAGCGTCAGTCAGAGACCACTCCGAGGCGCCATTTGCAATATCTTCTACAAGTTGTGGAGCTAGGAGACCTTCATATTTAGCTTGGTCACGAGGGACACGAGCAGGCCAAACAAAGGGTCTGTAATTACGTTCAGCAAGCTTTCTATAGATGGTAAAAGTAGTCTGAGGAGTCCCTAAATACATAATTCGACTAAAATTATGAGGAGTCAGGATGGATTCAGCTTCTGTACAGAGTTGTAGAAGCTTTTCCCTCATAAATTCAGTTAGTGAGTTACCAGGAACTTCGATGTCGTCCAAAATCATGAGATCTGCACGAGATCCAGTCAACTGACCAGTAATACCAACTGATTTGACTGATGGGGCTTGGTGTGGTGAGCAATTAATATCAAAAGAGACACGAGACCAGCGGGAGTCATCTGCTTTCGGGCGAAGATGGTTTAACCAAGGGGTCTCAATGATTAGTTTTTGTAGGAAGATAGACATATTATCTGCACGTTCTTTTGATGCAGAGATAATCATGATCTTCTTTTCGTTGTCATTAAAGAGAGTCCACAGGACGAACGCTCCAGTGATCCAAGATTTACCTACACCACGGAATGCTTGGATCTGTAATCGTTTAGGGCCATGCTGTAAATAGTCAGCGATGGCATATTGGGCTCTAGTAGGGGATGGAAGATCAAGCTGTCCCCAGAGAGCCTGGAGAAACAGCTTAAAATCGTCCTGTAACAGGGTTAAATAGTCCTTCATATGATTTATAGGCGGGGTGGATTAAGCGCCTTACAGGGGCTTAGATACGCCTTCCACGACGATTTGTACGACGACGTGAGGTCGGTTTAGGTTTACGGGTTAATGATTTGCGATTCGGATTAGCTCGTGAGCCTGCTCTAGGTGATTGTTTTCTTGGGGGTTCTACATCTTCACCAACCATCTGTCCTTTAACCATATCGCCAGCACGACGGTTAGTATTGTTTTTAAGTTTAGGGTTGCTTGGCAAAGACTTACCATAAGTACCTGTAGGTTTACCGTCCTTACCAATGTTGGCTTGAGGAGATGATTTTTTGACTGTTGGTTTAGCTTTAGGAGCATTACGTGTTGCTTTATTAGCATCACTGTGATACATCTTGTAGATTCGATTAGAAGCTGTTTTAAATGCTTCTTTAGAAATTTCCCCCTTTTTAAGCTGTGCTCTTAGTTTGTCATATTTAGCGTTAGCTGCTTTTTTTGTTATAGCCATGATTACTTAGTTTTAGTTGTGTACCGTTTACCCTTAAATGTAAATTCTTTCTTACCAGCTTTTCTGGCTGCAGCAAAAGCCTTGTCAAAAGATTTAGCAATAGTGCCTACTTTTTTAGGACCTACTTTCTTAGGTCCAACCTTTGCTCTACTACGTACAGTTCCATCAGCATCACGGGTATTGTATTTACCAATACTCTTGTTAGCCTTTTCTTTTGCTTCTTTAGATTTAGCTTTAGTGACCGGGTTACGTAGTGTTCCAGCAGCCAAGGCCCCAGCCAATGCAGCAGTACCACGAGCACGGAGGTTGTTGCTACTGGTCTTCATACTCCCAGTTTTAAGTTTGATTTGACCACCTACTCTTGATACTTTAGGTCTGCCTTGTGTAGGTAATTTTGATTTAGCAGCGGTTGGTTGATTAGTACCACCACGTCGTCCTGTATCACCACCCATTGTGAACGACTTTTTAGGTGTGGTAACTCGTGCTCTACCACCACCTCTAGTAACTTTAGCTGTGCCTGTTACTTTCCGATTATTACCATCAGACACCTCAGCCTTAGAAACTTTTTGTCTGTTGGATCGCCCTTTACTTGTTGTAACTGGTTTTTTTGTTTTACGCTTTCTGCGATTGTAAGCCCCTGTAATTCTAGCCATTAATAAAATCTGTGATACGTTGTTCTCGAAGAGGATTTAGACCATATCGGTCTCTCATCCATTGAAGCCAATTGTTACTACCTTTGTCCTGATTACACCGTAAACATGCTGGTACGACGTTTCTAATATCTCCACCTCCTTTAGATTTAGGGTGAACGTGGTCGAGTGTAAGGTTGTGTAATTCATAAGTATTTCCGCAATAGACACATGTACAGTTAAAATGTTCTTTAATCGAGCGCCTCCAAAGACGCTTCGCTTCAGAGGATGTCATGGCTATTAAGTTGTAAATGTAATGATCAGGACTTGGTAGCAGT